ACGGTTGATGCTACGGTTGACCCCACGGTTGATGCTAACGTAGTAGCTGAGACTAAGACTGATACTGATATTAACCCTTTATATGTTATAGAGTACGACGATTTAGTTACTGGCGATCCTGAAACTCTACTCCCTGACACAGAAGAATTACCCCTTGTTACAGCAGACCCAATAGAAACAGCAGACACACTAGAAACAGTAGACACACTAGAGGACGAAGAGGAACTTCTGGAGGAGCTAGAACCTGTGGTAGATACAGAACCTGACTATGTATCTGGTATTGCGGGTATTGGCGGAAGGATGCGCCCTGTAGTTNCCCCNTATTATCAGCCTTTACAGACTGGACTGTATTCTTTTTACAGGCCGCAAGCTGGAGTTGATCAAACTCCTACGGCTCCGGTATTTAATCAACCTACGAGTTATTTATCGCCTACAGGGGGTTTGAGGTACGGGAATCCTTACATTGGCACGAATTTAGATCTTGCGCGTTTACGCGAACTGGCAGAATTGCAAGGTACGGGTGCTGAGAGGCTTCCTTCAGAAAACTTAATGGATGACTTATGAACCTACAGACACTTCCAGAGGAAGCGTTAAAAGAGATATTAGCTTTAACTGAGGCTAAGAAGAAACTAGATTTAAGGGAGAAGGCGCAAGAATATTTCATGCCTTTTGCCCATCATGTTTATGAGAACTTTATTGAGGGCCGACATCACCGGATTATTGCTGAGAAGCTTGAGAAGGTGGCTAGGGGTGAGTTAAAACGTTTAATTATTAACATGCCTCCTCGTCACTCTAAGTCGGAGTTTGCTAGTTTCTTAATGCCTGCATGGTTTTTGGGCCGAAATCCGAAGTTAAAGATTATTCAGGCTACGCACAACACTGAGTTAGCCGTTCGTTTCGGTAGAAAAGTGCGTGATTTGATAGATGATCCGGCATATAAGGAGGTTTTTCCTGATACGAACCTCAAGGAAGACAATAAGGGTGCCGGAAAGTGGCAGACGGACAGGGGCGGCGAGTACTTTGCGGCTGGTGTGGGTGCTGCGGTAACGGGTCGTGGTGCGGATTTATTTGTTATTGACGACCCGCACTCGGAGCAAGACGCTTTAAGCGACACTGCGTTTGATCATGCGTATGAGTGGTACACTTCTGGGCCTCGTCAGCGTCTTCAACCAGGTGGTGCGATCATCATTGTTATGACTCGGTGGGGTAAGAAGGACTTAACTGGTCGTTTGATCGCCTCGCAAGGTAGTGATGTCATGGCGGATCAATGGGAAGTTGTAGAGTTTCCTGCAATTTTGCCTTCGGACAAACCGTTGTGGCCTGAGTTTTGGGACAAAGACGCATTATTGTCGATCAAAGCGTCATTGCCTGTGCAAAAGTGGAATGCGCAGTGGCAGCAGACGCCAACGATTTCTGATTCTGCGATTATCAAGCGAGAATGGTGGCGGAAATGGGAAAAAGAGGAGATACCTCCTGTAAAATACATTATTCAGTCGTATGACACGGCGTTTTCCAAGAAGGAATCGGCGGATTATAGCGCGATTACGACGTGGGGGGTGTTTGAGTCGGAGGAGGGTGGGTCTGACCACTTAGTTTTGATGGATGCGCGGCGGGGACGGTGGAATTTTCCTGAATTAAAAGAGGTAGCTTATGAAGAACACGAATACTGGGAGCCAGACATGGTTGTGGTCGAAGCGAAAGCGACGGGTACACCGCTCATTGACGAGTTGCGGCTACGTGGTATTCCGGCACTTGGCTTTTCGCCAGGTAAAGGCAGGGATAAGATAACTAGAATGCACATGGTTGCGCCTTTATTTGAAGCTGGTGTAGTATGGGCACCAACGGACAAGAAATTTGCTGACGAGGTAATCGAGGAAGTAGTTTCATTTCCTAATGGCGATCATGACGACTTTTGTGATAGCATGACGTTAGCACTGATGCGTTTTCGGCAGGGGGGCTTTGTTTCTTTGCAGGGCGAAAACGAAGAACACGACACATATCGTCGTAAACGGGAGTATTACTGATGGCACTGCCACCACTTGTAGATTCTGGGATTCGTTCTGAAGACATGATGCCAACGGAGGCGTCGGTTGATGTATCTGTTATACAACCTGTGGATTTTTCGGGTGGTGCGGAAGTTTTGGATGATGGTCAAGGCGGTGCGATTGTACAGAGTTTAGAGGAACGGATTGCGATGGAGGAGGCTTCTATTTCNCANCCTGCCCATGATGATAATTTAGCGGAGTTTTTAAATGAAGGGTATCTTGGGGAGATTTCGTCGGATCTTAGGGCTTCTTACGAAGAGGATATGGAGTCTCGTTCAGAGTGGGAAGAGACTTATACAAAGGGTTTGGATCAACTTGGTGTTAAGTACGAAGAGCGCAGTCAGCCGTTTGAAGGATCTTCTGGGGTCACGCACCCATTAATTTCGGAGAGTGTCACGCAGTTTCAGGCACAAGCGTACAAAGAAATGTTACCTGCGGGGGGTCCGGTTCAAACGCAGGTTCTTGGTTTGCAGGATGCGGGTCGTGAGGAGCAGGCATCGAGAGTTAAGGACTTTATGAATTACCAGATCACTGAGGTAATGGAGGAGTTTGATCCTGATATGGATCAGCTTTTGTTTTATTTACCGTTATCGGGGTCGTGTTTTAAGAAGATATATTTTGACGAAGCCAAGCAACGTGCGGTAGCGAAGTTTGTTCCGGCGCAGGATTTGGTTGTTTCGTATGCGGCGTCTGATTTACAGACGGCGGCACGGGTTACGCATGTATTGCGAATAGATGCCAATGAAGTGCGCAAGATGCAGATTGCAGGGTTTTACATGGATGTAGAACTAAGCAAGTACGCCGAGGGTGAAGACGAGGTTCGTCAGAAGGTGGACGAGATTCAAGGCACCTCTCGGACGTACACTGATGATGTGTACACTATTCTTGAGATGCACGTTGATTTGGACCTTGAGGGTTTTGAGGACATGTCTCCAAGTGGTGAGCCTACGGGCATCGCACTACCGTATATTGTGACGATAGACGAGGGTTCTGGGAAAGTTTTGTCTATTCGTCGTAATTTTGAGGAAGCTGCTGATCTGGCTCGAAAGCAACAATACTTTGTGCATTACAAGTTTATGCCTGGTTTGGGGTTTTACGGCTTTGGGTTAATCCATATGATCGGTGGCTTGGGTCGCGCTGCTACGAGTATTCTCCGGCAGTTAATTGATGCAGGAACTCTTGCCAATCTTCCGGCAGGATTTAAGGCTAGAGGGGTGCGGGTTCGTAACGATGACGAACCGTTACAACCTGGAGAATGGCGGGACATTGATGCTCCTGGTGGCAACATTCGGGACTCGATTATACCACTGCCTTACAAGGAGCCTTCTGGGACGCTTACCCAACTTCTAGGATCTCTTGTGGATAACGGAAGGCGGTTTGTATCACTAGCAGACCAGCAAACCTCAAACATGAACCAAGAGGCCCCTGTGGGGACCACTGTTGCTTTGTTAGAGCGCGGCATGAAAGTCATGTCGGCTATTCACAAACGTTTACACTACGCTCAGAAAAAAGAGTTTCGTATTCTAGCGCGTATCTTTCGGGACAATCTTCCACAAGAGTATCCGTATGATGTAGCGGGTGGGGATCGCACCATTATGTCGGCAGATTTTGATGGTCGGGTCGATGTGATTCCAGTGAGTGACCCGAACATCTTTTCTATGGCGCAGCGGGTTACGCTTGCTCAGACGCAGCTACAGTTGGCGCAGTCTAATCCGCAGGTACACAATTTACACGCAGCGTTCCGTCGTATGTATCAGGCGTTAGAGGTGCAGAACATTGACGAGATATTGCCCCCGCCGCCACAGCCGCAACCGTTGGATCCGCTTATTGAGAACGCTCGTGCGTTAACTGGTGAGTTGTTGATGGCGTTTGATGGTCAGGATCACGACGCGCATATTGAGTTACATGTTATGTTTATGAAAGCTCCTATTGCTCTGACCTCTCCACAAGTCATGGGTATTTTGATGGGTCACGTTCAAGAGCATTGTTCTAAGAAGGCTCGTGAGATGGTGATGACGCAGGTTCGGGGTTTGATATCTCAAGTGGAATTGATGGCTCAGTCTGGAGCGATTGATCCAGCGGCAGCGCAGCAGCAGATCGCGGAGGTCCAAGCTCAGATGCAGAACCCAGAGGAGATCGAGAAGATGGTAGCCTTACAGGAATTGCAGTTGATGACCGAATTGATGCCGAAGATCACACCTCAAGGGCAGGATCCGATGAGCGATCCTTTAGTTCAGATTCGTATGCAGGAGCTTGGAGTAAAGCAGCAGGACTTGCAGCGTAAGTCGATTGATGACGCGGCTCAGATCCAATTAGAGATGAACAAGATGCAGCAACGTGCTGCGACGGACTCGGCTCGTATTGAAAGCATAGAAGACATTGCGGCCCAACGGGACGACACCAATCAAGATCGTATTGAGGTGCAGCGACAGAAGATGATGCGAGGGTAACTTTATTTACAGAGTCAGTTCCTTCTCTGCGTGGTTAAAGGAGTTCTACTGGCATGATCGATCCTGTTACAGCATTCGCAACAGCTAACGCGGCATTCAAAGGCGTAAAGATGTTGGTCGGCGCAGGCCGTGAAATGCACGACATCAGCCAACAGTTGGGTCAATGGTATGGCGCAGTTGCGGATATTACTCGCGCTGAATCTCAACGCAAAAACCCTACTTGGTTAGATAAGCGAACTCATGGCGTTGAAAACATAGAAAAAGAAGCTTTGGATATTATTATCCGTAAAAAAACTTTACTTGAAAAAGAGAAAGAAATTAAGTTTATGTTGGATTATAGGTTTGGTTTGGGCACTTACGACGAAATGTTGGGGATGCGTAGGCAAATCCGTAGAGAAAGAGAAGAAACTGTGTATCGTGCGATGGAAGCAAAGCGTCAAATACAGAATAACATGGCTATAGGTGGTTTAAGTTTGGGTATCTTGTGTCTGCTAGGTGGCGGCATATATTTAATAATGTTGGCTACACAGTGATAAATGCGTTAATACTGGCTGTAACACTTGCGGGGGTAGCCAATCCCACTCACGTTAAGTGTCACTTGTGGAAAAGGTTTACGGATGTAAATGACCAAAAAGTATGCGTATATCGCTTTACTGCGGGTTACGGCGGGTTGGGATACCATTATCCTACCCTTAGTTTTTCGGAGTGTCCGAAGGTGTTTGATTGCCGTTATGAAAAGAAGGACAAACGGCCTAGTTTGTCTGAAATATTAGATGGTCTTAAAGGAGGGTTCTAATGTCTATAACTTTTAAGACGATATTGGAGTATCGTCTTATGCCGCGTCTGATGATGTTGGTGATGACTATTATGTATATACGGGTTTTGGAATGGGGAATGAGCCTTGACGATCTGTCAACGCAACAAAGTGCAATGATATCAATATGTTCTGGCTCCATGACAGGAGCTTTTGCAGTATGGTTAGGTTCTGAGAAATGATACAAGCATTAATTGGTCCAATAGCGAATCTTGCGGGATCGTGGTTGCAGGGGAAAGCGGACAAACACTCTGCGGAAGCGGAGTTAAAACTTACTGAGGCAAAAGCAAAAGCCCAGATCTTAATGTCGAAAGAAACAAGCGTTGCCGATTGGGAGCGCATTATGGCGGAAGGCGCTAAATCGTCGTGGAAGGACGAATGGTTTGTTATTATTTTATCAATCCCATTAATCTTATGTTGGATTCCAGGCGCTGAAGGCTGGGTAGATCGTGGGTTTGAACAACTCTCTAAAGCGCCGGACTGGTATTTTTACAGTTTAGGTCTTGCCATAAGCGCAAGCTTTGGTGTGCGTGGAATACAAAAGTTTTTTAGGAGGTAGTTATGGATCAAAAGAAAAAAGCTACGGTAAAAAAAGTTATTAGGGGCTTGAACAAAGCTTCTAAACTTCATGCTAATCAAGCTAAAAAACTGAAGAAAGTTTTGAAGGGTAAGAAGTAATGAGCAAGGCATTAAAGATACTTCAGGAAAAGTGTGGGTGCAGTCCAGATGGTGCGTTTGGGCCGAATACGGCACGAGGAATTGTGGCCTTTTACGATCTGTCGCCTGAACGTGGTGCGCATTTATTGGGTCAGGTTGTGCATGAATCGGGGACGTTTAGGTACACTAAAGAAAATCTTAATTATAGTGTAGACGCCATGATGAAAGTTTGGCCTAACCGTTTTCCCACAGAGGATAGCGCCAAACCATATGCAAGAAACCCCAAAGCGTTAGCGGAAAACGTGTATTATGACAGGATGGGTAACGACACAAAGGAAAAAGCGGGTTTGTACATAGGTCGCGGATTTTTGCAATTGACAGGCTATAATAACGTTAAGTCGTTTGCAGATCATATGAACGTCCCAGAAGTTTTAACAGACCCTTCTTTGTTGGAGGAAGATTATGCCATGGATACCGCTATTTGGTTTTTTGATGAAAACAAGCTTTGGAAAATTTGTGACGAAGGTGTAAACGATGATGCGATCAAACGGTTAACCCGCAAGATCAATGGTTGGTACACGGGGTTAGCTCATCGTATTAAGGAAACTAATAAAATATATGCTTGGTTAAATATTTCATGAGGATAATCTATAATGGATGTTGTTGATCTGGCAAAATATTTGTATAAGAAGTTACAGGAGCGGGAGAAAGATATTTCGACGGCTCTTGCTCACGGTTCGGTAAAGGATTGGGAGCAGTACAAAATGTCGGTGGGAGAGATACGGGGTCTCTCTTTCGCTCGTGAAGAAATCAAGGCCCTGCTGGAGAAAAACGTAGACGATGTCGAAGACTTTATATCTTCCTGAACACGTTGCGCAGAAAATGAACAAAGACCGCGAGGAGCCTCATGCAGACTCTTCCGCTTTGGAAAGCGCATATGTTGACGCTAAAGAACGGGTGTTAGACCCGTCCCTCTTAGACAAACCGTTACTTGAACGTCTTCCGCAACCGACTGGTTGGCGGATTTTAGTTATGCCGTATCAGGGCAAAGCTAAGACGGCGAGTGGCTTGTATATTCCTGATGAAGTCCGAGAGCGTGAAAACGTAGCTACCGTAGTGGCATACGTGATGACGCTAGGACCGTTGGCTTATAAGGATCCAAACAAGTTTGGGCCGGACTGTAAGCCTTGGTGTGAGAAAGGCCAGTGGGTTTGTATTGGTCGATATTCTGGCTCACGGTTTAAGATTGATGGAGGTGAGGTTCGTATTATTAACGATGACGAAGTTATTGCCACCATTCTTGAACCTGATGATGTTAAGCATGTTTGAGAGGTAGGTCATGGCTGAACAAGAAACAAATGTCGAAGAACAAGAGATTGTGATTGAGACAGAAGCAGAGGTTGAAGAAAAGGTTGAGGTAGAAGAACCTGAAAAAGAAGAACCGGACAAATCGTCTGGTGACGAAGAACTGGATTCGTACAGTAAAGGCGTACAAAGCCGCATAAAAAAACTGACGGAGAAGTATCGTCAAGAAGAGCGGGATAAAGCTGAAGCGGTTCGTTTGTCTCAGCAACTTATTGAGGAGAACAAGAAACTAAAGACTCGTGTTAAATCTTTGGATTCTGGTTATCTGAATGAGTATGGCAACAGGCTTGAGTCCCAAACATTATCTGCAAAACAGATGTACAAAGAAGCTCACGAGTCTGGTGATACGGACAAGATGATAGAGGCTCAAGAGTTAATTTCTAAGATTGCGGTTGAGCGGCAACGTTATCAGTCTGCGAAAGTGAAAGCAGATCAGCAGGCTAAGATGCCTGTTCAACAACCGCAAGCACAACCAAAAGCTGTTCAAGAACAACAGGTTCCGGTTAAACCTGATCCAAAGGCGCAGGTTTGGGCGGAAAAAAATAAATGGTTTGGGGATAACCGCGTTATGACAATGGCGGCGTTTGCCATAAACCAACAACTCATCGAGGAAGAGGGGTTTGACCCACAGAGCGATGAGTACTATACTGAGATAGATAGTCGTATTCGTAGTGAGTTTCCTCACAAGTTCGAAGCGCCTAAGAAATCGGGTGGAGGAAGTCAGGTCGCTTCTGCTGGTAACTCCGCATCCCGCAAACCACACCATACAGGGCGCAGGTCGGTCAAGCTATCGCACTCACAGGTCGCTATTGCGAAAAAGTTGGGCGTACCTCTTGAAGAATACGCCAAATACGTGAAGGACTGAGAACATGACTGACAGAAAACCGCGCAAGAGCGCAACACGCGATTCAGAAACGCGCAGAAAACCATGGGCACCGCCCAGTCACCTTGAAGCACCAGAAGCCCCAGAAGGGTTTGTGCATCGTTGGATTAGAGTTGCTATGCGTGGTGAGGAGGACAAAATGAATGTCCATTCCAAGCTACGTGAAGGATGGGAACCTGTTCGTGCAGACGAGTATCCAAACTATGAGGCTCCTGTCGTTGACGACGGCAAATATCAGGGAGTGATTGGACAAGGCGGACTGATGTTGTGTCGCATACCTGAAGAGACAGCGCATGAAAGAAACGAGTATTACGGGGGCCGAACCCGCCAACAAATGACTGCTGTGGATCAGGACTTGATGAAGGAACAACATCCTTCAATGCCGATTTCTAATAGTCGGCAAAGTCGTGTAACTTTCGGAGGCCGCGAACGCGACTCTGATTAATATAAAGGATTGCTATTATGGCAAACTCAAATGGTGCCTTCGGACTTCGTCCGATTGGAGTGGTCGGTCAGGCTGCTAACACCACGGGTGCGACAGAATATCGTATAGCAGCCGGAAACTCAAACACGATCTTTCAAGGCTCACCTGTTATTCCGCTATCAACTGGATTCATTGATAAAGTTGGAGCGGCGGCAGGTGGCACTGTAGGTCTTGTAGGTGTTTTCTGGGGTTGTGAATACGTTTCGTCCACCACTGGTGAAACAATATTTTCCAACAACTGGCCTGGTTCTGGCGCGGATACTAACCATCCCGTCAAAGCCTTCGTGTATGACAACCCAATGCAAACATTCGTCATCTGTTCAGATGCTTCATTAACAAGTGAAGCAACTGCTAGAGGGCATGTGTTCGCAAACGCAAATTTTGCAGATGGTGCTGCCGGATCTTCTACGACTGGTATTTCTTCCGCAAAATTGGGTGTTAGCACAATCGCAACCACTGCAAACTTAAATCTGAGAATCATGGGTTATCAAGATGACCCTGATAATTCAGATTATACTGCGGCGGGTATCCCTGTAATTGTTCGTTTAAACAACTCCTTCAATTCCGCCAATGGCGCGATTGCAGGCGGTACTGTTTCAACGACTGGCGTATAAGGAGACTGACTTATGGCTATATCTCGCGCACAACTAGCGAAAGAGTTGGAACCAGGTCTCAACGCCTTGTTTGGTATGGAGTACAACAAGTACGAAAACCAACATGCAGAGATCTTCACAACAGAATCTTCTGATCGAGCATTCGAGGAAGAGGTTATGTTGAGTGGTTTTGGTGCGGCACCGACCAAATCGGAAGGTTCCTCCATCAACTTTGACGACGCTAACGAAGCATACACTGCTCGTTACAACCATGAGACTATTGCGTTGGCATTCTCGATTACAGAAGAGGCTATCGAAGATAACCTTTATGATCGTCTTGGCTCACGTTATACTCGTGCGTTGGCTCGTTCAATGGCTCACACAAAGCAAGTTAAGGCTGCTGCAGTTCTTAACAACGCATTTACTGCTGGCGCAACGGCTGGTGGTGATGGTGTTGCGCTTTGTGCGACGGATCACCCACTTACAAGTGGTGGAACGTTTGCCAACGAACCAGCAACTGCTGCTGACTTGAACGAAACATCTCTTGAAGATGCTTTGATTAACATTGCAGGTTTTGTTGATGAGCGTGGACTTAAAGTTGCACTACGTGGNTTAAAACTANTTATTCCACGTCAGTTGCAATTTGTTGCNGAACGTCTGATGGTATCCAACCTCCGTGTTGGTACAGCAGACAATGATACAAACGCACTAAGATCAATGGGGATGTTACCTGACGGTTATGCTGTCAACGACTTCTTGACAGATCCTGATGCGTTTTTCATCATGACAGATGCTCCTCGTGGAATGATCCATTTTGAGCGCACTCCAATGTCTACTGGCATGGAAGCAGACTTCGACACAGGCAACATGCGCTTTAAGGCTCGTGAACGTTACAGCTTTGGTTTTTCCGACCCACGCTGTGTATTTGGTTCACCTGGAGCGTAAACTGTGTTATAGAGGTAATATCCCGTTTTACTGCTCACGGGACATTCCTCCCTATAAACTGGGGCAACTTCGGTTGCCCCTTTCTTTTTGGTAAAAAGTTTTGTACACTTAAATCATCCCTGACAGTCGCATAGGGCGACTGACTAACCCAAGACAGGAGATCAACATGGGTACGACAACTTTTTCTGGTCCTATTCGGGCAGGTAATATTAGAAACACAACGGGCACTACCGTTGGATCAGACATAGCAAACGTTGGCTATGTTGTAATGTCACAACAACATGTAATGGACATTTCTGGCGGTGCTGTTGCAGCAGAAGCCACAAATGTAGTAATTCCGGCTAACTCAAAAATCGTAAACATAATCGTTGATTTAGAAGTAGCTGCTAACACTACAACAAATATTAGTGTCGGTGATACTGTAGGCGGTGCAGCAACTCTTGTTAATGCTGTTGCTTCTGGAACTACTGTAGGTATTAAAGCGTTAGGTGCTTCTGGTGGCGGCACACTTACATGGAAGAACACTGGAACGTCAGACTTAAAACTAACAGCTACTTCAAGCGCAGGCACTAATGCGGGATCAGTTGTTATAACAGTAATGTATGCTCAGGCTTTTAATACTGCTGTTCAACCTTAATAGGAGATGTTAGATGGCTGCTTCTATTTTTGCAAAGACAGCTACTGCTTCAGGTACACTACAGGGTGGTCGAACCAGACTAAAATCATTTTATGTAAAAACTGCGGCTAGTGGTTCTCCCGCTGTTGTGTTTAAAAACGGTAGTAGTGGAGCAACGCAATTATCTATGGTCTTTCATCAAAGCGATGATAACCAGATTACCATTCCAGACCACGGTATGATCTTTAATGATGAGTGTCATGTGACGCTTACCAATGTTGATTCAATCACTGGATTCTTTGGTTAAAACAACGGCGGTGTAATAGCCGCCGTTTTTTCTGAGGGTAAGATGGCTAAGATCGATAAAGATAAAATGAAATGCAATAAGCCGAAACGTCAAAAGTCTGGCGGAAAAAAGTTTGTTGTGAAAGCGTGTGACAAGGGTAAAGAAAAGATAGTTAGATTTGGGGATGCTAATATGACCATTAAAAAGTCAAACCCCAAACGTCGTAAGTCTTTTCGTGCTCGTCACGGTTGCGATAAGGGGACCTTGGATAAGTTAAAAGCCAGGTATTGGTCTTGTAAGATGTGGTGAGTAAAGTGAATAAGCAAATCATGGTAGCTTTAGTAACAGCTTTTGTCTTGGGCGTTGGAGGCGTTGGGTATAGTTGGGCGAATTGGACAACAAAAACTTTGATAGCGGTTGATAAAAGAACTGAAGTCATGGCTTCTCAGATCAGTTATATGAAGGCAGAGATGGAGAGGACATATGGCAATATCGAGGGGGCAAATGCGGCAACAAATATCCAAGCCTCCGTCAAAGGGGCTGAGTAATGGCAAAAAAGAAAAGCAAAAAAGACGCTTGTTATCACAAAGTAAAAAGCCGTTACAAAGTGTGGCCCTCCGCTTACGCTTCGGGGGCACTGTCAAAGTGCCGAAAGGTGGGCGCAAAAAACTGGGGAAACTCTACTAACAAGGCTGAAGGTGGAATAGTTTCTTCTATTGATAACCCTAAACGTCCTCCCTCTTCGGGATATAAAAACGGAGGGTTTATTGCCTCTGGTTGTGGACAGGTAGCAGAATCGAGACGGAAGGCTACAAGGATCTTTTAATGGCGAAGAAAAAGAAAAATTCTTTACGCACATGGTTTTCTCAAAACGATGGTAAGGGGTGGGTAGATTGTAAGACAGGCAAGCCCTGTGGACGCCAGAAGGGTGAGAAGCGTAAAGGTTATCCTGCGTGTCGCCCTACTATGGCTGAATGTACCTCTGCGGCTAAAAAGAAAAAGTCTTCTAAACGTATAAGTTGGAAAGCAAACGGCGGGTTAGTCAGGATCTTTTAAAGGAGAGATAAAATGGCGAAGAAAAAGAAAAAGGGTTACAAGGCTGGTGGTAAAGTCAAAGGCATGAAGGCTGGTGGCAAGGTCAAAGGTATGAAGGCTGGCGGCAAGGTCAAAGGTATGAAGGCTGGCGGCAAGGTCAAAGGCATGAAGGCTGGCGGCAAGGTCAAAGGCATGAAGGCTGGTGGCAAGGTCAAAGGCATGAAGGCTGGCGGTCTAATGTCTCAGGGCATGAAACCAGTAAGGATTTTTTAATATAAATGCCATACTTACAGAGCAATATTCCTTACTTTAAGGCATGGGTTCGTCGTGAGTACACTCATAACCATGAGAAATACCACGGCGAATTTTTACATGCCATGGTCATCGCTGTAACAAGTATGCCAAACAGATCGTTAAGTTTTCAAGTAATCTTTACGGGTTGTGAGGCAGAAGACGAGGACGAAGATACTGTTCACGGTGGAGCAATGTGGGCACGTATGCCTCTTACTGCTTTGGTTGCAGACATTCCGTTAGCGGAATGGCCTATACCTATGGCAACACATGATGCGCAGCCTTGGGATTGTGCCTCGCATCACCATGCAGTGTACGTTTTAGACAGAGCTACCCCGTGCCCGTGGATGGCAAAAATTGACGGCCAGTTTTTTCCNTCANGGTATTTGTTCACGGTGGACTATACGGATTCCGAAATAGCGGATGATCCTGCGCAGCATAAGCAGAGTCATGTTTTGCAGTTGTTAGATGCAGGAGAGTGGACAGGCAACATTGTTGCTCTGCCAAACAATCGAGTGCGTGTAACGCATCCTGCTTGGTTTGCGTTAGGTGAGGGTGCTCCAGATTTCAGACCTTCACAACATACACACTATTCAAAAAGTGATTTAGACTATACACTGGATGTGAACAGAGTGTTTGATAATCTTTATAACGAGGACGATACTGATGGAAACCAAGAAACAGATACCTGAAGGACCCAAGGGGAAGGGCTTGAGAGCGTTAAAGGCAAAGGCTCCAGAAGTTGCCGCTAAGATGGGCTACAAAAAAGGTGGCGCTGTTACCGTCAAGACAAACCAGAAACCACATATGAGTTGATACTATGACAACGTCAGGATCAAGAGACTTTAATTTAGACGTAGGTGAGATTGTTGAGGAGGCATATGAACGCTGCGGCCTTGAGGTTCGCACGGGTTATGACGCCAAGACAGCGCGTCGGTCTTTGAACTTGATGTTTGCAGATTGGGCCAATCGTGGTTTAAACCTTTGGACGGTTAGGCAAGGCACAATTACGCTTACAGCGGGTCAGGCTCAAGAGACGTTGACGTTGGATGTTGTGGACATGTTGGAGGTAACACTTCGTCGTGATGGCACAGACTACGAGGTTGAGCGCATTAGCCGAGGTGAGTATGCCACACTCCCAAACAAAACCACGCAAGGTCGTCCGAGTCAGTTTTATTTTGATCGTCAGATTACTCCCGTCATTAATTTGTGGGCGGTTCCAGAAAACTCCACGGATCAGTTGATTTACTATTACGTGCGTAGGATAGAAGATGCGGATGCTCTCGTGAACACAACCGAGATGCCTTTCCGGTTTTATCCTTGTATGGTGGCGGGATTAGCCTATTACTTGGCGATGAAACGGGCACCGGAGCGCATTCAACTGTTAAAGACGGTTTACGAAGAGGAGTTTCAACGTGCCGCCGAGGAAGATGAAGCGCGGGTTCCATTGAAGCTGCAACCTAGTTCGGGTTATCTGAGGGTGTAAATGGCATACGCTAATGGTAAACATGCTTGGGGAATTTCGGATCGGTCAGGTCGCCGTTACCGTTTGCGTGAAATGAAGACAGAGTGGACGGGTGCGAAGGTGGGTCCTGATGAGTTTGAACCCAAACATCCTCAGTTGTTTCCGCCGAAAGCGTATCCAGATCCACAAGCTTTACGCGGTCCTAGACCAGAGACAGAGTTACCAGAACAGAGGGCCATTCAACACGGGTACAATCCTGTTGGGTTTCAAGACATCCCAGGTATTACTCCTAGAAATAATCTAACTGCTCTTGGGGAAATCGGCACAGTAACGGTGGTGACAACATGAGTTTTACATATGCGCAGCTAAAGCAAGCGGTTCAAGATTATACGGAAAACGATGAAACGTCTTTCGTGAACAACCTTCCTTTGTTTATCCGCCAAGCGGAAGAGCGTATTCTTAAAAAAGTACAGCTTAGTTTGTTTCGAAAAAACGCTACGGCGTCTACTGGGGGCACTCGGTTTTTACGGTGTCCAAGTGATTTCTTGGCTCCTTTCTCTTTAGCAATATATCCGGCGGATGGAAACAGAGAGTTCTTAGAGTTTAAAGACCCCAGTTTTGTCCAGATGTATACTCCAAATGATTCCACTACGGGTACGCCGAGGTACTATTGCCAGTTTGATGTGACTAACTTTTTGCTGGGTCCTGCCCCTGCAATAACATACACTGCGGAGCTTCACTATTTTTACAGGCCGAACAGTATTACTGCGGGGACAGATTCTGAAACAACATGGTTGAGCATAAATGCTGAAATGGCGTTGTTGTATGGAGCCTTGATTGAGGCGTACATATACATGAAGGGTGAGCAGGACGTTATGGCTATGTATAATAGCCGCTTTCAGGAAGCCCTTATTGGTGTTAAGATGCTTGGAGAAGCAAAAGAAACAACGGACGAGTATCGCACCGGAAAGGTTATTAGGGAGAAAACATGAGCACGGCGTTTACTTTAGACATACCTCGTTATGAAAACGTAGTCTCAGTGGAAACCACGGACAGACGGGGTTTTAATCCAGAAGAACTTGCAGAAGATTGCGTGGGAAAGATAATTTCTGTTTCGGACACAGCGTTGCCAGGAATCAGGGATCAAGCTCGTGCTTTTGAAAGGCATATGGAGAAAGTAGTAGCTTATTATATGCGGCAAGCTATAAAAAGTGACCGCACTACGGTTTACAACGCACTAATGGATGCAGGACATCCTGAACTGGCTGAACTCATAAGGAGACTCTGATATGGCCTTTAACGGAAACTTTATGTGTACTTCGTTCAAAAAAGAACTGTTGTCCGCAACACACAATTTCACAACTTCTGGCGGCGATGCTTTTCAAATAGCTTTGTATACTAACAGTGCTACTTTTACCGC